ATGTGGAAATCTGCGAGCTCCTGGCTGAACTGTCCTGCAAGGCCAAGTCTGTCGCCCTGTTCCTCGAGACCCCTTCCGTCGCCGGCTACGGCCCGAAGATTCCCGGAGCCTCCATCGCCAAACTACAATTCAATGTAGGCGTGATCTACGGCGCCGCCGTCGCGATGGGCTGGCAAGTCCGCCGCATCGACCCGAAGGCGTGGCAGAAGACCCACCCCGTCGGCAAGAAGTCCGACCACGGCTCCGGCTGGAAGAAGCATCTCAAGAGCCGCGCCAAGGAGCTCTTCCCGAACACCGACGTCTACGACTATAACGCCGACGCCCTCCTGATCTACGACTCCGCCATCCGCGGCGTCATCAACTGAGTTTCCATAACTCAGAGATACCAACACTTTTGGAAACTTTCCCAACCTCAATGAAGAAGACCCTCAACACTCCTCCCGCCGAATACCGCGTCATTCCGAACACGCAGTATATTGTCCTGCCTGACCAGCGCATCGCCCGCCTCCTGACCGCGTCCGTCCGCCCGTCCGGCCCGCACTACAACCTCCGCTTCAAGTCCAAGCGCAAGACCTATCAGGTTTCCCTGAAGGCCATCGAGTCGCTCATCGCCGGCTCCGACCCCGACTCCGTCGAGAACGAGTGACCCTTTCCACCGCACACACCATGCCCAAAGAACCCACCACCGCAACCGCCGCCCTGGTCAAAGCCTTGGCGGAGCTCCACAACGTCAGCGCGAACAAGACCGTGAAGGCCAACTTCACCGCCAAGTACGTCTCGCTCGACGTCCTGCTCGACGCCATCAAGCCCATCCTCGCCAAGCATGACCTCGCCCTTCGGCAGCAGATCATCAGCGAAGACGGCAAGGTCGGCGTGCTGACCCAATTCATCCACGCCGACGGCACGACCTTCGACGCTGGCCGACTGCTCCTCAAGGCCGATGGCCTGACCCCCCAGCAGGTCGGCTCCCTGGTCACCTACAGCCGCCGCATCACGGCCTCCACCGCCGCCGGCGTGAGCGTGGACACCGACGACGACGGCGCCGCGGCCTCCCGCCCCTCCGCCTCCGCCCGCCCCTGGACTGCCTTCATCCCCGCCGACCTCAACGCCAAGGCCGTCGCCTACTGCATCGGCAAGGGTTGGCTCAAGGAGAACCAGCCGCTGGTCGATATGGCCCCCGAGCACGTCGCCACGATCCTCGGCAATCAGACCGCCTTCCTCAACGTCCTCCGCCGATGAGCGACCCCATCGAAGACGCATTCAACAGCCTTCACAAAGGCAATCTGATCGCCGCCAAGGACGCCCGCATCCGTCAGCTCGAAGAGCGTCTGGAAGGCATCCGCGAGGCCGGCGACGCCCTGTGGTACTGCGTCCGCCACGCCCAGCGCGTGTCCGCCGAGGAACTGCTGGAGGCAATCGAAGAATGGCGCGAGGCCCGCAACCATGGATGACCATTCCGCCTTCTGGGAGCAGACCGCCAAGGCCGCCGAGACCCGGTGCCAGAACCAGCAGGAGCATATCCAGGCTATGCGCTACGCCGGAAACGAACTCGCCCGCGTCCTCGATGACGTGGCGCAGTCCAACCAGCTCGACGCCATCGCCAAGGCCGTGGTGATCGCCACCATCGCCAAATGGACCCGAGCGAAGACCGGGCAACTCTGATGCCTGAAACCCCCAAGGGCATCGAGCGCATCGCCGCCACCGTCCCGAAGCAGTACGCCCTGCTGCTCCTCCTGGACGGCTACCCCTACGTCGAGATGACCGCCCGCCGTCACGCGGACTTCCTCTCCGACCTCGCCGCGTGGAAGCGCAAGACGTTCCCGTCCCTCGCCCGCTCCGTCGTACGTTTCTTCATCCTCTCCCCAGCCGGCGACATCAAGGAGATGACTTTCCACAAATGACCAACCGCGAATACCTCCGCAACCTGCTGGCCGGCATCACCGCCGAGCTGGCCGCCATCAAGCCCGACGAAGACACCCCCAACTTCGACTTCCATACCCTCGAGTCGTGCATCCAGAACGCCATCCGCGAGACGGAGGCGCTCGACCCGGACGCCATCGACGAGGCCTACCAAGTCAAGGCGCTGTATGATCGCCTGAAGGCCATCGTCGTCCACGAACGCATCTTGCGAAATACCCTCGACCGCATCGCCACCGCGTCCCAGGCTTGCCTCGAAGCCTGTAACCGCATCAGCGAACAGGTCGAACAGGACACGCCGCCCGAAGACGACGCCCTCTGATTTTCCCAACCCAACGCACACCATGCAAATCCCAGACCGCAAAACCTACGACCAGACGGCCGCTCTGAACTACAGCGGCGCCAAGGAGATCCTTAAGTCTCCCCTCCACTACCGCAAGTATCTGTCCCAGGAGCGCGAAGTCACGCCCGCGCTGACCATCGGCTCGGCCGTTCATTGTGCCGTCCTGCAGCCCGACCTCTACGGCTCGCTCTACGCCACCGCCCCCGAAGGCATCGACCGCCGCACCACCGCCGGCAAGGAGGCCTGGGCGACATTCTCCACCATCAACGCCGGCAAGACCATCCTCAAGGCCGAAGAAGGCCTCGTCGTTGATCAGTTGTCCGTGGCCGCCCGCGAACTGCTCGCCCGCCATAAGGTGACCATCGCCCGCGCCGAAGTGATGTATGCCGTGGACTACTGCGGCTGCCCGCTTAAGTCCGCCATCGACCTCATCTCCGAAGACGGATACATCTGGGACTTGAAAACATGCCTCGACGCATCCTCCAAAGGGTTCCTCGGTCAATTGCGTCAGAATAAATATAACCTACAGCAACACTTCTACCGCACCGTCTACGAAATCGAGACGAAGGAACGCCCCCGCGGCTTCCGCTTCGCGTGCGTCGAGAAGGAGACGATGGCGACCGCCGTCTATGAGCTCGGGCCTGAACTGACCTCCTACGCCATCGCCGACTTCGAGAAGGCCGTCACCCTCTACAAGTCCTGCACCGCCCTGGGCGAGTGGCCCGGCTACCCTGACGAGATCCAGACGCTCGACCTCACCTCGACCAGCGCCGCCACCCCCATCAACTTCGCCTAACTAACCAATTTCCTTTGGCTGTCGGCTTGGAGGCTCCCTGCGATAAATGGCCCCCATGTCGTCCTTAAATCGGAAGCAGTCCTTAACCTGAGCAGTAATTGCGAACCCTGTCAGTATGCACAGGGACGAAAAAACAGGAGGAAAACATTTTACCACCATGGAACCCAACAACGAACGCCCGCCCCTGACCGACATCTCCGTCAGCGGCACCTACAAGCTCAAACTCTTCCCCCTGAAGTTTGGCAAATTCTACGAAGACACCGACCGCGAGACGGGCAACAAGACCGGGACGCTCTCCTACGCCATCTTCTTCGCCGACAACAAGGGTAACTGCCTCCGCAAATACTACAGCAGCCGAAGCCCCAAGGCGCTCAACCTCCTGCGCGCCAAATTCGGCGGCGGCTGGGCGGAGGAGGCCGACATGATCAAGAGCAACGCGTGCGAGGCCGACATCATCGAATTCATGCGTCCGGCCTTCCTCAAGACGTGCCTCGTCGGCGTGAAGGTGACCCCCAACGGAGTCAGCGCCTCCGGCCGCCCCCGTTACAAGTACGACCTTGAATTCCCCAAGGGTTCCCAGAAGCCCGTCGTGAACGACGCCCCCGAAGCCAACCCGCCCTTCTGATGGACAACCGAATGAAGCTCCGCCAGGGCATCGTCGATGCGCTGCTGAAAGCCCCCGACCTGAGCCTCCGACGTATCAGGCGGAAACTCGGGGTGTCGGCCCGTCAGGTTCGCATCGCCGCCAAGTTAGCCAAGCGCGCCCGCGCCGCCCAAGCGTGACCGACATGGCCCCTCCGACCCTCGTCCTGATCGCCGGCTATGCCAGGGCCGGCAAGGACACCCTCGCCTCGGGAATCCTTGAATGGTCGAAGCGGCCGTCCCGAAAGACCAACTTCGCCGACCACCTCAAGGACGCGGCGAACGACTACCTCTGGGCGCTCAACCTCGAAGGCAACTTCCATAACGAGGCCTTCAAAGTCCAGCACCGCGACTTCCTCGTCTCCGCCGGCAGACTCGCCCGGTCAATCGACCCCGACATCTTCGCCAAGAACCTCGCCTACTTCGCCCCTATCCAGCACACCCCTGACGAGGTAGCACCCGAGACGGTGGTCTGCTCCGACTGGCGCTACGCGAACGAGCTGCGCGTCTGTCAGGACGTGCTCTGGGACTTGGGCTGGCGAGTCCGCACCGTCTACGTCGCCACGGCCGGCATCGGCCCCGCCAATGACGAGGAATTCCGTAGCCTCTGCGAGATCCGCGAGACGCATTCGTTCGACCAGGAGTACGTCTTCGCCCCGAACCATCGCCACGCCATCATCGAGGAGGGACGCCGCTTGGCGCTGTCGTGGCACCTTTGAGCGACGACGACTATGCATGGTGCGCGCGCATAGGCATCAGCCGGCAGCGCGCCGACTTCCTCGCAGCCTGTCCCAAGCTGACAAGGTCGGGCGAACGCAACCGACCCGCCGACACATGGCGCCCGCGTAACCCCAACCACAACCTTCAGGTGCTCGCCGGCCACATCTACTTCCGGCTTCGCAAGGACGGGAAGGACATCCGTTGCAACCTCGGCCACGACATCGAACAGGCCCGCGTCAAACGCGACGCCCTGCTCGCCGACTACATGGCTAACCGCCAGACCATCCTAAAGACAAAATGAGCAAGATCACCAAATTCGTCTGGGCTTCCGACAACCACGGGGAACTCGGCTGTCCCGACAGCCTGTCCGCCCTGTATGCCTATTGTGCTGATTTCAAACCCGACATCCGCTTCGGCGGCGGAGATCACTTCGATTGCGCCGCTCTCCGCAAGGGGGCGATGAATGAGATGGAAGGCGTCCGCTCAATCAAGGACGACCTGGAGGCTGGCAAGGAATTCCTCTCGCGCTACCGACCGACGCACGTCCTTTGGGGAAACCACGAATACCGCCTCGAGGTGCTCGCCCGCTCCCATCAGTCCTCCGTAGTCCGCGACTTCTGCTCCGACCGCTTCTCCGAAATCAACCGTGCCGCCCGCAAGGCCGGAGCCAAGGTGATCCTCCCGTATCGTCGCGACAAGCCGCTCCGCATCGGCCCCATCACCGGGCATCACGGCATCGGCAGCGACCTGACGAAGATGGGGATGTTTTACGGAAGCGAAGGCGGACTCTTCCTTTGCGGCCACGGCCACCAAGGCCAGCAGGTGAACCTTCCCAAGTACGGACGCGGCGCCGCCTACATGGCACCCGCCCTCGCAAACCTCGAGCTCCTGGACTACTCCGAGAACACCCTGTCGGCCGCCCGCCATAACAACGGCTTCATCGCCGGCTGGTTCAAGGACAGGGAATGGAAGGCATGGATCTGCCACAGGCTGGGCGACGGCAAGTGGTACTGGCAGACGGAAATCAAAGTCTACACCCCTAAGAAGCGATGAGCAGCATATCCAAGCGGAAGCTGATTTATACCAGGGCCAAGGCCGACCCCATCCTCGCCGCGGTCATGGCCGACATCCACCGCACCGCCCAGAAGCCCCCGCCCGGATACCTTACCCGCGAACAATGGGCCGGCAAGTGGCGCCTCAAGTCCACCTCCCAAGCGAACGAATACCTGACCCGCGCCGTCAAAATCGGCATCCTGGTCGAGAAGCGGTTTCGCGTGATCAGCAAAGGCCGTATGACGACCATGGCCCACTACGGCCCGCCCCCTAAGCGTTAAAACATTTGACCGCCGACCGCACATCGGCATCCCATCCAACCTCTCTATGCCTCTCCCCGCCTCAATCGAAGCGGAACGCCACATACTCGGCGTCCTCCTTCGCGATGCCATCCCCCTCCCCGACGGCCTCCTGCCTTCGGACTTCCACGAGCCGAAGCATCAGGACATCGCCTCGGCCATCGCACGTCTCGCCGAAGCGGGTATCGCCCCTGACGAGCTCATCGTCACCCAGCGGCTACGCGAAGCCAAGTCCGCAGCCGAAGCCCACTACATCAGCGAACTGACCACGATCGTCGGGCAGTCCTCCCTGAACCCAGCCTGGGCGGACGACATCAAGCGCAAGGCCGCCCTGCGCCATATCTCCCTGACCGCCGCCCGCCTCCTCGAGCACGCGAACGAAGACGGCGCCGACCCCGAGGCCTTGGTCGCCTTCACGGAAGGTTCCCTCAAGGCCGCCAAGGGACGCACGGCCGACAAGGACACCGCCGAACTGATGCCCCTCTCGTCCCTGCGGGCGTTCGACGCGGCCAACGACCCCACCTGCCTCATCGGCAACCGCTGGTTGTGCAAGGGCGGCTCGTTCCTCCTTGTCAGCCAGTCAGGGGTTGGGAAGTCATCCTTCACCCTCCAGCTGCTCATCTCCCTCGCCATCGGCCGTCCCTTCTTCGGCATCACGCCCAAGCGGCCTCTGCGCGTGGTCATGGCACAGGCCGAGAACGATTCGGGCGACGTGGCCGAGGCCTACCAGTCTATCACGGACGGCATGATGCTCTACCCGGACGAACAGCGCCTACTCGAAGAGAACCTGCACATCTACCGCGACACCCGCTCCGTCGGCCCAGCCTTCATCGAACGCATGAAGCAACTGATTGTCAGGCATAACGCGGACTGGTTCGCCTGTGACCCCCTGATGTCCTTCTGCGGCATCGAAGTCTCCGACCAGAAGCAGATGACCGAATTCCTCCGCCACG